TAAATCAGATAAATAGGGAAGTACCGCATTTTTTAATGCTCCACGCTCAATCCCAATGCTTAAAGGCCTGTAGTCCCTGATCGCTAACAAGATGTTGGCGGCAGTGGTGCGGATGTCCCACCGCCCGAACTCAATCTTCTCAACATACCACTTGCCGTCCTCTGTCACCTTCACCACCGCAATGGCACTCTGGTCTAGCCTCTTCTTGGAGTTGGCGGCTTGCTTTGCCACCTCCTCAAACCCCGCCAAGTCCACCGCTATGAAGTATGAACCCTGTTCAGGTATCTCCCCATACTTCAGCCACTCCTCCTTGAACACATCTGAGCCAGCATTATCGAAACTGGCTAGGTATTCTTGCTTGAACGCAAAGGAACTCAAGGTTTTCTTGGCAGATTCAATCTCTGTAGGGTCGATAAGTGGGTTATCTTTGGTGGTGAAATGCCAACTTTTCCAATCAGGGTCTTCACCCTCTTGCCCCAAGTTGTACAGGTCATAGAACCAGTTACGCCCCTTGGGTGTCCCAATGAACATCGCTCTGCCACGCTTGTCGGAGAGTGAAGCACGAATGACCTGTTCCCAAGTCTCAGGCTTAATGTCGGCAACCTCGTCCAGTACAGCGTAAGTCAAAGACACGCCCCGCAAAGTGTCGGGTCTGTCTGACCCCCTCACATATATCTTTGCCCCATTAACCAAGGTCACTTCCATGTTGTTCACATGGCTACTGGTGATGATCTCTCGCCCAATGTCCAGCAAAACATCCCAAATGATCTGTCTTGCCTGACCCTGAGTAGGGGCAACATAAAGCACAGCAGAGCCAGCGGGGCAGTTCAACCCCTCAATCAGTAGCGTAGTGACTGCTAACCTAGACTTACCGCATCTACGCCCCGCCACCACAACCTTGAACCTCGTCTTGTCGGCATACACCTCCTGTTGCCAAGGCAATAGCGCAAAGTTCAGATCAGCCATTCTTAGCCTCTACATCCTGTATGTCATCTGGCTCAATTTTCGTTGGTGAGACTACTGGTGCGCCTATGCCTGTGATATTGATGTGGATTGCACTCCTCTGGCTCTTATCCTTTTCAAACATGGAGACAGGCAGTGTGCGGTCAACGCACATCTTGATAGCCGCCATTTGAGCAGGGTGATTGTCGTTTAGCGCAATGGAGATCATCTTCTCAACAACATCCTTACCGCTAGACTTGATAAGCATATCTTTCAAGTCCTTGATTCTCTGGCTGTCAGTCTTGGGTAGGGCAAGGTCAGGATTCCTTGCGTACTCCTGTATCTGACGCTTTAATCCATAGATACCCTTGGGTCTGCCAGCTTTCTTCTTCTCTGGCTGTGGGGCTTCATCTTGGATGCTGTCCATTTGCTCTATTTTCACGATTGTCCTTGTCTTTGTGGGCGTGATAGGTGGGGACTATAGCAAATAAGAGGTCAATAGTCTTTTTTTTTCGTAGCGGATAGTGGACTCTTCGCCCCTTTTTCCATTTTCACTTTTTCGGTGGGGCGGATGCTCCCACAACTTTGACCGACCGACCGACCCCCCTCCCCCCCCTATAAAAATTTGAGAACTTTTTTCTGTGGACAACTCCGTTTGCAGAGGTACGCTTGTAAGTGCTTGATTTTCCTAGACATTTTCTGTAACTTGCAGATTGCTTACAAAATCCATTTAATACAATGTCCATTATGTTAACTCAAAATCACAGGAAGTATTACAAACGCACAGGAACTGAGACGCAAAATTAAACCAATCGGGGCAAATGTGGATAACTCCCATCCAAATCTGTGGATAACCTGTGGATAACTCGAAAATCGGCAAATCGGAATCTGGCAGGGAGGCGGAGAGGGAAAGAGGCGGAGGGTGCATTATTGGGGTACTTGATAATGATATTGATTCGCATTTACAAATATTAAAAAAGGCTAGGCAGAACACATAACTGGTAATGCCGCTAGAAAGCCTTTAAACAGGGCTAGAACAGGCTTTCACTCCTCGTCTGTATCTAGCCCTAGGAAATCAGATAAATCGTTCTGAGGTCTGTATCCAGCTTCCCATAAAACCGCAAAGGATTCAATGACCACTTTGAACCCTAACGATATGTCACCATCGCCAGCACAAGCAAGGATTGTCCTTTCAGCCTCACCGAGTTGCCGCTGAAAGTATTTGACATTCAAACTGGATGGTCTGCCTTTGCCCATCACTTCTTATGCGGCAAGTGAAACATCTTAGGCGGCTCAGTCCCACCATATACAGGCTCTAGGTCATCTTCCATGTCATCAAAGCCAGAGCCTGTACTGATGGGTGCTGTCTTCTTGAACATCTTGACCTGTGCCGTTGGGTCTAGTGCCTTCAACGACATGATCTCTTGGACAAAGGGGTCGGCTAGGACAATCTCGAACTCTTCCAATGTCCAGATCGTATGCAAGTCTTTGCGCTCACGCTGTAGGTCAAGGCTTTCGTTAACGGTCTGGACAACTGCCATGATTTTTCCATCCTGAGTTTTCCACTCCAAGAACTTGATGGGTGGATTCTGTGGCACTTCATTATCTGTAGCCCACTTCTCCAAAGCCTCATAACCTTTGACCATGCCTTGAACTGCTTTGCGTAGCCTATCAATATCTTTCTTGTCGGTAGCATCCCAAACCCTACCCATCTGCACCCAAAACTTCTCCCTAAACTCACTGTCAACTAAAGTAATCAATCTCTCGCAACCCCATTTCTGATGATGTTGCTCTTTCCTTGTCTCCAATTCGGTAAGGCAAGCACTGGCCTGAATATCCCAAACACTTGGCTCATACCTTTTCACCTCAACTTGGGGAACATCTTTTCTTGACTTTAAACGACTCATTTTTAATTTCCTTAAACAAAGAGACAAGGGGACAAAGGGACAGGAGACAAACCCCTTGTTATAGACAAGGGGAGGTTTGTCCCCATCTCCTCGGAGGGACATTTTGGGACATTGTCCCCATTTGTCCCCTTTGTCACTGTATAAATACACATATCAGAAATTCTCCGAACTAGCCTTCAACCATACCCAACCAGACCCGATTACCACCTTATTCACGCTAACAAGTCTCTCCCTTGCCCGCAACCAAGCCTTCTTGAAAGTGGGTTTATCCTCCTCAGTACAGCCCTTCATGCTCCAAAACTCAGCCTTCCAATCATCCAAACTCACTCCATACCGACTAGTACCATCTACTTCACGATATGAGCCTTTAGCTTTAATCACTTTCATTAACGAATCCATCTCCAAACGCTGATTTAGTCCAAAGCCAGCATTGTTTTTACTGGCTTTTGAGTTCCCACCAGCTATGTCTTGGTTGTGCCTGATAGCCAAACTGGTGTTAATTTCAAAGCCTAGCGTTGATGTTCCAATCTCCACCAGTACCACCTCAATGCCTAATTCGATGGAGTCTGCCCCATCCTTCTGTTTTGACACTTTGAGGATTGCGTTACCTATCACGCTCGCATCTGATGAGTTGATGACTGAATCCTGTCTCACGATCTCGAGCACCGTATCGCACCCACCTAGCAATGAACTATGCCCACGCAAACCTTTACTGATGTCCTTACCTGTATGGTGAATCACCAGCAAGGCACATTCAAATATCTCTTGCAACTTACCTGTTTGGGTGATGAATCCGCCCATATCCTCAGATGATGACTCGTTGAACTCACCGCCAGCCATCCTCATCAGGGTATCCAAGATGATGAGTTCTATGGGTTCACCTATCTCAGCAATCAGGTCGTTAATGGCATTGAGTAGTTCTGTGAAGTCCTCGGGTGACGATCTCAGGTTAAGTTGCGCCCTGATGATGTACAGGTTTGCGCCATCTGGACTCTGGTTCTGTATCTTGCAAGCCGACACCCTTGCGCCCATGCCGCCATACCCTTCACCAGATATGAATAAAACTGCGCCTTTTTTGGGTATTCTGTAACCCATCCAATCCCTACCAGTTGCTATCGCCTCTGCCAAATCCAAGGCAATAAACGACTTCCATGAGGCAGGGGGTGCGTACAGGGCTACGAATGCTTTCTTGGGGATGATCGACTCGACCAGCCACTCAACTGGCTCATCCTTGATTGAGTCCCAAGACTCGACCAGTAGCTTCTTTCGGGTATTGGGTTGCTGTTGCTGATGCTCTTCTTTGGGTTCATTGTTGTGGGTGAGGAAAGGGTCGGGGGGTGTTTCAATCAATCTTTGTGGAGTACGAACCTGATCTGTGGACTCCACAACTGGACAGGCTCGTGCCAAATCAATCAGCGTTTGCTTTTTATACCCATACTTATGAACCCACTCGTAAGCATCTTCTTTATGGCTCAAGTGTGGTAAATCCACCACCCTGATGCTTTTTACCACTGAAAGCAACGACTGAACAATCTTGTCTGCATAACCCCAACCAGCGGCATCATTGTCTGGCACGACAACAACATTTGCGCCAGCAAAGTATTGGTTCAGGTCTTGATTCCAACCTCCTGCACCAGCGTGCGAGGTGGTGGCTACTACCCCCAAACTGCACAAGGCATCTGCCGCCTTCTCACCCTCACAGATGTAGATTGCTCTACCCTCGGCAACTGCCTGTTGCACCTCTGGCAATCTGTAAGGCACGATTCTGCAATCTCCCAACTTCCCTACCCGACTGCCATCAGCCATGACTCTGAGAGTCTTATAGGTCTTACCTTTGGCATCAAAGGTCTTGTATCTTTGCTTGAGGAATAGGGGTAACTCGTTCTCGTCTGTGTAGACCCATTCATTCTCTAGGATTGGTATTGCTGGCATGATGGGTCTGACATTTGATAGGTATTCTGGTCTGTCTGGTAATGCTGGCAGTAAGCCCATGTCCTTGATGGTGCTGAACACTGATTGTTGATCGCACCCACCATGACACTTAAAGAGTATGTTGCCATCCTCACCATCTGTCACTGAGAGGGATGGGTTCTTGTCCCCATTGCCCTGACCATGATGAGGAACAGGACAACTTGCTAGGTAACCATTGCCTACCTTCTTTGCATTGCCCAAGGTAGTGGCTATTTGTTGTGCTGACATTTAGTTATCTTTCTGTAAGGATTCGCCATGCGGTTGCTGCGCAAAGTGGGACTTGTCCATTTCCAATGGCTTTAAGTCTGTCCACCCAATAGGCCATAGCATCACCTCTTCGCTGAAAGTAGGATGTGGATAGCATTGTCCGTGTAATTGGAACTCTAACTTGAACACATTTGGTAGGACTTTGTTGAATCCCTTTGGTCTTTTTTTGGTTATCGTGTGTCCATTGAAGTCCCTTGCTGTTGGCGTTGGCAACAATCCATATTCTGTCTCTGTTGTGTTGAGCGCCAATCTCGTTTGCTCCCATAACAGTCCATCTCGCATCAAACCCGAGGTCGGATAAATCTCCAAGGACTCTTCCGAGTCCGTTATTAACGAGCATTGGGCTGTTTTCCACGAATACGAATCTGGGTCGAACCTCGCTAACCACCCTCGCCATTTCTCGCCAGAGTCCTGATCTTGATCCGTCAAGTCCTGCGCCTTTTCCCGCTGATGACAAATCTTGGCATGGAAATCCTCCAGATACGACATCAACAATTCCTCGCCAAGGTTTTCCGTCAAAGGAACAAATGTCATCCCAGATTGGGAAAGGCGGGAGAATTCCGTCATTTTGTCTGGCGCACAATACGCTAGCGGGGTAGGCTTCCCACTCGACTGCACAGACTGTTCTCCATCCAAGCAGTTTGCCACCGAGTATTCCTCCACCAGCACCTGCGAATAAAGCCAACTCATTCATACCACCTACCAATTTACAAGAGACAAAAAAACCAGAGTTCTCCCCCGAAAACTCTGGTGCTGGTTGGTTCAGTGTTTAGCTGAACATCTCATCATCACTCATGGTTGGTGGTGCTGGCTTGCTAGGTGCTGGCTTGGCTACTGGCTTGGCTACTGGCTTTGGAGCATCAAAAGGTGATGCTGAATCATCAGTACCGCCATCTTTTTGCATAGCCGCTGGTCGTGCTACCCAACTCACCACCTCAAACAATGGCACTCGTGTAGTTCCCTTGCCGACCTTCTCAGGGCGTGAACCCTTGTACTCGACCACTGGCAACTTACCAGCATTGGCTGATTGCTGTGCTTGCACTTGCTTCCAGAGAGCCTCTAAGCCCATGTTAGCCCCTGCACCATTGGCTGAGAACTCTGCCACGCCCATAGTCTTGTTGTAGAAAGTTGCCCGAAAGCCACGCTTGTGCTCTGCACTTGGCTGAGAGCCTTTCTGACCAAGACTGCCATCAGGCAAGAATTCAAAGATGCCAGTAGCAATCAGCATCCAACCTGTTTCCAAGTTCTCATAGTCAAAGACCGACTTCTCGAATGTGAACTCACCATCTTGGTTAGTCCATGCGTTTGATTGGGGAGAGAAGCGAATGTAGTTGCCTGAGCCACCGCTGTTTGAAAGGTTTAAGTTCATTTGATGTTTCCTGTTAAAAGTTGAAGTTGAAAAATGTGACTGATGTCACTGTGGGGGATTGGGGTTGGGATTATTGACTAATACCCTTGTCTCTGGCAAGCGTCAATCCTGACGATATGCGAGAAGTTAAAGGTTCGATGGACTCCTTTAAGCCTTTAGGCAATAGTTTCTCTGCCTGTGCAGGGGTGATGAGTTCGGTCTTCGTTATCTCTTTGATGCTCATGCCAAGAAACATGAGATGCTTCATAGCCTCATCTTCTGATGTCCAAGACCTTAACGCTCTCTTAGGTGCGAGTTGCCATCCAGCAATCACCGCACCCTTTTCCATGCGTTTAAGGGCATGATCTCTCACCGCCTTGATGTAGTCCTCAACCATGTCGAACTTGGTCAGCAAGACGCTGATCTGTTCTTCTGTCAAGACTTCAACTGGTGGTGCAGAGTGAACAACCTCAACCATGTTTGCTTGTGCAGGGCAAATAGTCTTAGCCGCACAGTACTGGCAAGCAGAGTCAGAGGGTACAGGAGGGAATGCAGGGTTCAGGACATTCTCAATGGCAGGGGTCAGGATGTAATGCTCCCAATCAACGAGTTCCTGAGTTGTCATTGTGTGCTTGCGTACCTCACCATGATGGGGTTGGACAATCCAGAGTTCGATGGTGTCTATATCTTGGTATAGACCACCAGACTCCATAGCCGCCAATGCGTAGAGTTTGAGTTGTTCACTCTCAGCATCGACATACCCTCTACCAGTTTTCAGGTCTGCAATGATTAGCTTGCGTTTTTCTTTACTGATACCAATGACATCAGCAGTGCCACCGCATTTGTATGTAGGAGATTCTTGGTAGGGTAGGAATTGCTCAACCGATACAGTTCCCTTTCCCAACTCTTCCTCTATGTCCCAAATAGCTTTCAGATGCTGTTGTGCAAAGTCGCAGTTCTCCTCAGTCATCAGGATGCCCTCATAGACCTTGCCAACAAACCACATAGGGTCTAAATCCCTTTGATAGCAATGCTCTGCCAATGCATGAATGGCAGTCCCAATCTTTGCCGCCTCACCACTCTCTTGGTAAGGAACTTGTGCTGATAGCCTAACGCTTGCAGGGCAAGCAATGGTGCGTCCAATACCTGATGGTCTGATGTTTAGTTGCTTTGTTGCCATGACGATCTTTCGATGTGGTGATGTTCAATGAGTAATTGGTAGGCTAGTTGTCTGGTTTCGTTTGAGACTGCATGACCCAAGTCTTCAGGGTCAAGGATGCGTTTCAAGAACACAACAGTGTGCTGGTTTTGCTTTCGCTCTTGCTCAAGTTGTGAGGCAAGCCAGACGATGTGCTCACGCAAGGTTTGCCGTTCTTTTTCATCCATTGCGATACCCCCAAAGTGCAATCAAAGCAGAGTCCGATCTACCATCATCCTTGACCCTCTTGAAAAGGCTCATGTGTTCAGGGAACAACTCCATCGCCCTTGCTCTTGACCCATCCTTACCGCCAACAACACCCATAGCCTTAATCCAAGTCTGTGGGGTCATCATGGTGGTCTTGATTTGCAGGGCTGTAAGCACTCCCTCTACAACTCCAAGACTTCTGCCTAGAGAAAATACACTGGTTACGCCTTGCCCACTCATAGCGAATACCTTTTCGGTAAATGCCTCGTTGGGGTCAAAGTCCTTAACGATCTGAACCAGTTCAGGCACTGATACCTGACGCTTGTTCTTGCCGTTTCGGGTGAGGGTGACTGTAGGCATATCCTCAACCTTTACCAGTTCCCCATCAACTATGAGGGCTAGAGCACCATTCAGACCGCAATCAATACCAATGGTGCGCCTAGTCATGCAAACCTCTTAAAAATGCGTGACCAAATGTAACCACCACTAACTTTTGCCAAGAATTGCAATGCAACAATCTCAAGCATCAACCCACCAAAGGCAATAGTTGGGAATACTACAGAGTCAACCAATGCGCCAGCCGTATTTGAGCCATTGACACGCACCATCCAATCCTTACCTTTAAGGTACTGGTACGCAACCGCATCAGCTACCATTGATAAACAGAATGCCGCCAAAGATGCAAAGGCAATCATTCCTGTTGCTGGATTGATGGCATAAGAAACAATACTGGCAGTTGCAATCAACCCTCCCATCTTTATGGCTAAGTTGTCACCCTCCCAGAGATCGTGCAGTTTGTCTCTCAAAGATAAATCTAGACCGATCAAGACAAAGGCATTGACAAGGCTAAACCAGACACCTAGCCAAGCAACCAAAAGATTTGCGGCAACCAATGCGGCAATGTAAATGAATGCGTAAATCATAATAAAACTCCTTGTTCTACTTGGTGAAAACTCCAAACTGGTGGGGCATTGTGCGCCTCAATCCTACTTCTCATAACTTGCGCTCTTGCCTCTTTAGTTGGTGGCGGGTAATTCCCATTTCTCCACTTCCCATCCATCCCAACATTTCTAGCAATATTTGTGGAGTCAGCAGAGCAAAATGGCAACTTGGTAAAGATGGCAGGGTCAAGCATTCTCAAACCATGTAACTTGCATGATGGTCTGCCTTGGTCATCACAAATAATTCTCATGGCTTGACCAATTTTTGACCACCATTGAAAAGTTCCAATGGTTGAATATTCACCTGAACTACCAATGCAGACCCGAACATAGGTGTTCGCTAATTGCTCAAGCCTTTCAAGTGATTCATGCATATGCCAGACAGGTGCGCCAAACCAATTTGGTAGTGGGTTGTCACGCAATAAAGCATCATTGTCCTGCTCTGTGCCATCAATGACATCAGGCAAAACAGCAAAATCGCATGATGGTACTTTCTTGAGGTTCAATGCCCAATCGTAGAAAGGTTGCCAATTTGCAACAGGAGTTCCTGACTTCCATGCACTGAATGCACCATTATCAATTGCAAATGATTGACAGACATCTATCGCAGTTGATAGTTGATCTGGATGGGCAAAGGAAACAAAGGCATGACCAGCCTGTACAGCGTAGTTTGCAACAGGGGTTGGAGTGATGGGTAGCCCATGATAGTGAATCAAGAAATTAACCCCTTAATCGCCTTAAAACGGCTCTGAATCAGGGAATCTACCGACTCATCTAGCCGCCTGATGGTGGTGACAAGTGGTATGGTTTTACCTGTGGCATATCTGGAGACTTGAGCAGGGTGAAAGCCAGCATGACGAGCAACATCGGTGATGGTGTAGCCAGCCACTTCAGCCTTTTCCTTAATGTTTTCAATGGTTTGCATAGTTTGTGTGGTCATAGTGATGGGGGAGTCTATAGACTTTTAATTCATTGGTCAAGCCCTTTGTGATTTAATAGTTGAGTTAATTGTGGGGGATTAGTTACAGGGTAGTTGACAAGGTAGTTAACTGTGATATGATTCACCCATCAGCAACCCAAAAGGAGAATTGAAGATGAAATACAAACTCAACGTAGCCAGAGATGTAGATACAGATGAGCCTGACTCTTACATTCTTAATTTGCCACGCGGCTTTCGATTTGATGATGACCTTGTCCATGTGCGTGGTTTTGACACTATGCGCGAATTACGCGATGCAGTTAAAAACGAAGTAATTGCCTGTAGTTGCGCTGGCTGCAAACAATAACCCAAAGGGGCGCAAGCCCCATCTTTCAACCTAAAAGGAGAATTGAAAATGAAATGCAAAGGTCAAGGTAAAAAAGAATATGTAGTTGTCATCAAAGAAGATGATGGCTCTAAGCGGGTGTTTTCTCACCCTGTCACCGAAAAATCTGCAGTGTTTATGATTCTTGGTTCTTCATTGCCACTGGACTATGTAGCCATTCGCCACATTGAAGAACTTGGCATCAAGTCCAATAAGCCTTGGACACACAACGCACCCTACAACTCTCAATTCCTTGGCGCACAGCCAGCAAGAGTTGGAGAAGATTACTGATGTACCAACTTGACGATTCAGAAGCAGAGGAGATCAAGTCTGAGGCTCGTCACCTCAGACGCTACCGAAACCTCTTGGCTAACCACCCCGACTGCCGTGACCCCAACCACCCAACCTGTGAACTCTGTGAGGAGAATGATGATGACTCAAATGACACTGATTGATTTACACATAATGTCAGAAGATGACAAATTACCAACTGATATTGCATTCAAAATTGTTGGTGGCAAGACCATTTACAAGCATATTGGCTGGATGTGGAGACGATCTGATAAGCAGATTTATCTCAACAAATACGATTTGGACTTTAAAAATGAAGAGCGTCATAGACGCTACTTGGATGACAACACAATGATTCAAGTTCTGCAACTAAGTGAGGTATCACAATGACAATTAAACAAACCCTGCAAGCCACCCTAGTGGGCTTGATTCTGGCTGTGCCTTTCTTGATTGAGATTGCAAAGGAGTTAGTGAAATGAACAACCCACCAGCATTTCCACTTCATCCCGAACATTGGCAAGAAGAAAACCAAGGCATGACCTTGCGGGACTATTTTGCGGCAAAGGCGCTTCCAATCTGCTACCAATATTGGATGACCGATTTCCACCATCCCGATATTGTGGACGGTAAGGATAGGAATGCACGTCATAGAAATGATTTTGACCAAGGTACAAAGGAATTGATTGCTGAAGATGCCTACGCAATGGCAGACGCAATGCTTGCCGCAAGGGAGGAAGCATGACACCCCTACAAGACTTCTGCCAAGAGCATCGCACTATGGAAGACCTTGTAGAGGCAGGGTTCAAGCCTAACAGCGTCTATAGCGCAGTCAAAAAGGGTGAACTCACGAACACCAAGGCAACTGATGATTGGGGGCGCAGAACGCATGGTAAGGGCTTGTTCCTATCCACAGTCACCATTGCCCCCATGAACTTCACCGCACTACAAACTGCATGGAACACATACCAACAAGGAGAAACAGCATGAG